CCACCAATGATGGTGTAGGTGTGACAACAACATTTAAATTGTTGCTATCAACAACTGTTACCGATACATTGCTCATACCACCACCACGCCATCAGACCGAACCAAAAACAACAAAAAGATGATCAAATCATCTTCTGGTGTGCTGCCTGTAATTGGCATGGAAACCTTGATTCGGCCAGAAAATCCAACTGGATCGACCGCATTGATTTCCAATTCTGGATCGGTTGCAATCAATGACCATGCCGTGTCATCAATCACCAATGTGAAAGTGCCAGCCGTATCATTTCGATTGGCAATGGTCAGAGATACTGGTGTGGGTGTTGGTGAATAGTCTGCAATATCAAATGTCAGACCATTTCGAGTGTCAGTGATATTGGACAATTCTCGTCTTACAATACTGGCATCGATGGTGGCTCCAGTCAAATTGAGTGGTGCACCAGATGAATTGGTCCAAGCCAAATTCCAATATGTCTTTTGCTGCCAAACCAATTCGCCAGCAATGATTTCATTGTCAAATCCTGATACTTGATTCAGGGTATTTTGATTAAAAACTGCCATTTCATGTCCCTTACTAGGTAGTGACGTTTCCTACACTCTTGCCAGAAACGTATGATTTTATGGTGTTTTGTTTTGTTTGGATTATTTTATCCAGATATTTATCAACAATCAACTGCTCCAGCCATTTCTGGCAATGCTTTCAATGCAATATATGCTTGAGGCACAATATTTTGAGTCATATCTGGGGAAAACACCAAATTAAATGTTACCAATGGTTTTTGATTGGTTTCTCGATTGGCTTGAGCAAAATAGACTTGAGCCGTTGCAGTTGCCGTTGGAATTGTCACATTTGGCACAACTGGTGGGAATTTTGTATAGTTTATATTGCCGATCACAATATAAGCATTTGGGCAGACCACGCCTTGATCTGTAGTGTAATTTTTAGTAATTGCCATGATTTTCCTCAAGTGTAATAGGGTATGTAATAAGTGCCACCAGAATAACTGACTTGAATCAATCCAGCCAATGTGTGGCTGCCAACTGGAACAAATCCAACAACTGAAATTCCATTCCAGTTTTGAACATTTAAATTGTTGACCAATGTTGCATCTGTAGTGGTCATTGGTCCACCATGAAGTGCCAATGTTGTTGTGCCAAATGTTTGGACATTAATACCAACTCCAGCAGTGCTAGAAACATCAAGTGCAACACCATATACTGATCCTACACTTGCGCCAATCCCCGATCCGTTTGCTAATGCAGAAAGCCCACCTCCTGTACTTCCTGAATAATTATAAAAATTACCAGCATAAGAATTTGGATTTGAACTTTCACCATAAACACCATATGATAGTGTTGCAGTGCCTTGATCAAATCCATAAACAGCAGCTCCATTGTAGGAATTGGTTGTTGCATATACTCCAAATGATTGGCTCAATGATAAATTTGCCACAATAGCTGCATATGCACCACTACCTGTTGATGTTGCACCATCAAATCTTGCAATACCTCGGCCATATATACTGTTCAAATACATATTACCAGTGGATTTTTGAATGTAATATCCAGTTGTACCCAATGGACTAAATGGACCAGTTGTGGGTGGTGTACCACCATTCCAATTGTCTGATTCAATGTCTTGAAATACTGATGCAGCAACTGGTCCAGTCCAACCCGTAGAATTTGCTGGAACTCCTCCATAAGTAAAAGAATTTGAATTATATTGGCCCATGATATACCAAACTACATTTCCAACTGTTGCCGTTGGTGCAGTCAATGACCATCCAGTTGGTGCATTTGGCCCAGTAGTTGGAGTTGTAAAAGATGGTGGAGTAGATGCCGTTTGGGTAACCAATTGATAGGCAGTTAATGCAGTTAAACCATTCGGTCCTGTTGGTCCTGTGGTACTTGCTCCTGTAGGTCCTGTCGGTCCTGTTCCACCTGTTGGCCCTGTCGGGCCTGTGGCTCCTGTAGAACTTGGAACCCAAACAAATCCAGAACTGATTGGACTCAATGGTGTTGATGTTTTTTCATTTCCAACTGTGTATGCAAAATAATAAGTTGCAGCTGGCAAAACAATGTCAGCAAATGTGTAATAACTGTTATTTTGAACTGGCACATTGTTTGGTGATGTGGCCGTTGCCCAAGTTTTCCAATCAGTTGATGTTGGTGTTGCCACTGTTGTATAAAACAATGTTCCAGTGGTAACTCGACCAGTTAATGGAATAAATACTTGTATATCAAAATTTGGTTGCGTAGCAGATTCATGGTGTGCTGAAACAGTTGGTGCAGTCAATGCTGAAAAGAAATTAGGTGATGCTAATCCACTTCTTGGAGTTGGATGATATTGAGTAATATCTGAAGTTGCATAAACATTTGAATCATAAGCAATCAGCTGCAATGCAGCTCCCAAAGAACCATCTGGCAATGATGCTTCTTTGACTTGCATCACTCTGAACTGTTGATTTGTCCAGCCATAGTAACTATTGGTCACTGTTACTACATCACCAGCATTGACTTGAATGCCAGTGTAATTGGTGGAAAAATTAACCACCAAATCAAGCCTGTTTTGTTCCAATGTTCGATTTGCCAAATATTGGGCCATCACAGAATTGTTGACCAAATCATAAGACACTGTGAATTTATTCACTGGCTCATTTTGATATATCAAATTGGCTGGTGTTTGTAAATTTACATAACCAGCTTGATCTCTATTGGTTGAATCATTAAATTTGGCCTCAATTTGGTTGATCATTTGAGTAATGTCCAACTCGCCAACTGTAATTGATCCAACAATATTTGTATCATCAAATGCAAATGATGGTGTAATCGATTGATTGATTACCACTTCCCAATATCCAGTGGCTGCTTGATAGGCTTGCCAACAATCGCAGCAAGTCATCATCAAATCAATATTTGATAAAACTGTTTGGCCAGTATCCAAAACACCATTGAATCTGTATCTAGGTGTTGTTTGTGGATTACCATTTGAATCAATATAATTGATCAATTGATCAGAATATGTATTCAATGCAGTGGCTGATGCAGAGCTGACAAATGATGGATCAACTGCACCACCATAGATTGGATTGGTCAAATAGTCATACCAAACATCACCAGGTTTTGCACACCCAGTGGAATTCAAATAATGGCTGACATAGAAAGTCACTGGCTGCAATGAGGTCGTGCCTGGTGAATTGTTGTTGTAATTCAATCTGATAATTGCAAACGCCAAGCCATTCATTTGCCTATTAGTTGTTGCCCATTGCTGGCCAGATGGACAAGTATTTGGATTTGATGGATCGTATGTCATCACATCAGATGGCATCAATGTTGTATTGACTGGTGTGATCACACCACTTGCTGATGATGTATACAAGTAAATATAAAGTTTACTTGAACCATCATCATTCATAATTGATGTATCAACATTACCAGCACCATCTGTCAAACTCACTACTTTGGTTTGATCTGTTGTATCAAATGTGATTGTTTGATCTGAATAATAAAACTGTGATGCAGTTGGTGGAGTTGCTGCAGCTGGCAAATTGTAAATAAATTGGCCATTTGGACTGATGTTTGAAATGACCATTACATAAAACATCGATTTTTGATCTTGCGTCAAAACCGCATCGCAAAATCTTCCGCCTGTATATGCATCTCCATAAACCAATGGAATGCCAGCCGTTGGGTCTGGTGGTACTTGTTGCCTAATGTTATTTTGCTGGGCTTGTGGAACATTTGGAGCAAAGATTCTTGATGCCACAACTGACACTGCAAACGTGACTGCCATTTGTGTGGCCAATCCAGCTCCAGCATACCATGTGGAAAATGTTTCCCACGCCAGAATTACGTCTTCAATCATAATTGTTCTCTGAAAAATGTTGTATGCAGTTTTTGAAATCCACGTTTTGAATAATCAATGTCTGGGCTTGTTGCCATCAATGATGTCATCACCACATCGACCCTCTTTTCATCCAATAGCTTTTGAGCTTGTTTGTTAAATTCTAGCCACAATTTGCCCCCAAGCAATCCATTTCTTTCCTCTGGTGAAACCCACCATGCCAATTCATTTAAAACATTGGTTTTAGGACACCAAACATTGGGGGTGATCATGGCAATCATCATGCCTTTTAAATCTTCATCCATCACAATAAAACCACGACCCAAAATAATGTTGTAAAGCAAATTTCCAACATATTTTTTATCCCAAAGTGTTTGATCTTTGTATTTTTGAATCAATGTTTCTTTCGAAAATTCTTCAATCAATGCAATCAAAATTGGAACATCAAATTTGTTTGCAAGCCTGATCATTGGACAAAATGCACAATTGCAGTTGGATTGCTGGATGTTGATCCAATGACCTTAGTGGCAGAGCCTGGTATTGGATTTTGACCAAAATTGAAATATGTGGATGCAATCACTGGCACTCGATCCATGCTTGTATCATTGGCATATAAAAATCTCCAATTTGATGGATTGGTTTTAATGCCAGCAATTCTTGAATCTAGTACCAATCGCATCGATGCACATGAAACAACACAAACAACTGTGCGTTCACGTTTTTTTTCATCAAATGTTTCATTGATGGCCACATTGTTCACAATACCTTGGTATCTTTGGAAAAACTGCTGCACACCGCCAATGGTTTGAATTTGATTGTTGGAATCAAGAAATCCACGCCAAATTTTCATGGAACTGCCTTTTACATTGGCTTCCAATATCAATGCAACAATATTGATGTCCAATCCAGACAATGACACTTTAATATCAACACTTGATGCTTTCATATCTTGTTGAATTTCACTGATACCTAAAAAGTTACCAGCTCCAACAAATGTGATGCCATTTACTGTAATGGCTGATGCAGCATTGCAAAATGTATATGTTTGTTGCGCTTTACCAGTGCCTGTTCCACTTCCTGTTGCAGTAAATGTTACTCCAACTGTATTTGATAATGCTCCAATAGCAGTGAAGTCTGTTGTTCCAACAACAAAAATTGTGTAAGACTGTCCAACAACAAAATCACCAGCAAATGTGGTGATAATGATTTCTACAAATTCAGCATATCGAATTGAACTTGAACTCAATGCAGCCATTGCAGTTGACATAATTTTTATCCTGTAATGTATTCTCTAAAAACAAAAGGACCAGACCATTCTACCCATGCGCCATTGGTCATTGGATTCAATGTATATGTTGGCAATTGTTCAGCCAATACATAAAAACTGCAATTGTTGCCAAGCAAAACTGGCGCACTTGATGATGGTGATCCAATCAATGGCCGATTGATATTGATTACCGATCCAGTTGAATCAGTAGTCACTTTGTAAACATATCCATTGATTGAAATGAAGTCCCCAGCCAACAATGTACCATTTGATGTGATGTTAATGGTTTGACTGTTTGGTGTTGGTGTTCCATTTAAACTTGCCACTGTGGCCGTTCCTTGCATGGCCGTAAACCAGCTCAAGTTGGCCGATTGAAACGTAATGTAATCTGGCAGCTGCCGATCCAAATTGTCGATGGCTTGGATCACATCTCTGACTTGTGGATAATACAAAAAATTGTGTGGAGTAATGGTAAACACCCATGGCACTGTGGTCAGATATTGGGCCACTGTAATTTGACCTGATCGTGATACCTGTTGGCCAACAGTGCGCCTGTTGTTCACATTCATTTTTTGTTGAATTTCAACAATGTTTTGAAAGCCAGCCATTATGTTCGGCTCCTAGTTGTTGCAATGTTTTTGGTTGCATATTGATTGGCTGCCCAAATTGCTGCAGAGCTGCCATACAAACGATCTTCAAATGATTTTGTATCAATTGCTTGAATGTAATTGTTTGTCACATTGTTTGTGGTTTGACCGCCAAGTCCCATCATTTTATTATTGGGAATAATTGTCCCAGCAGTTTTGGGAATGAATAATTCTGGTCCTTGTTCACCGACAATGGCTGGTTTATTCACTGGTGGATCGCCTCCGTCAGCGTAAAATATATCCATATCCGCACCAGTTACTGTGCCAACATTTACATTCCCACCACCACCAAATCCCAAAGCAGAAAATAAGCCTCCAAGTCCTTTGGCTGCTTGAGCCTTTAATTGAATGATGATTAAATCTTGAATAATTGATCTTGTAAGATCAGCAAAATTCAACTTTCCAGTTTTCACAAAATTCGATAATGCGTTATCCATATTGGATGTGACTGCTCTCATTGAATTTTCTGCAATATTTGCTGCATTTGTTGCACTTCTGGCATAATTTTGAAAAGCAGTATTCCAGCCAACACTAAATGAATTTTGCGCATCAACCGCAGATTCTTTTAAATCAATTTGAGTTTGGCCCAATTCTCTTTGTTGTTCAATGTGCTTTTCAATTTGTGTATCTGACAATCCAGCTGCAGTTGCATTCTTTTTAAATTCATTTAATTTTTGTTG